GCCACGTGTGTGAATGAGATTAAAAGTTCTATAGAGGGTTCTAGTATATATGTTCCCCCAGTTCCCCCAATTGATATGAGTTTTGTGAGAGAGAGCATTCGGGGGAACACTCTATATTTACAAATATGCCCTCATATCATATGAGCTGAACACTTTACCAATATAAATCCCCATGAACCCTAGTTCTTTCAGTTCATATACAAGTGCTTTCATAATCACTTCTCTCTAGATTTCTCCAGCATCTCTCTTTTCTTTCTCAAACAATCAGATTCCTGATCGTTTTAATCATATTCTCTCCGCATAGTCATAACTTTCAGCACAGCTGAATTCTTAGATAAAATATAGAGGGATACATGTTCATCTTCTTCGAGAACGAAACTGCCGTTTCATAACTTGTTCATCTCCCTGTCGGTTAAATTTCGTCTGTTGGTGCCGCTGCGCGGCCTTTATTTCATTATATGGATTCTCAGTTAGTTAATCCTCCAAGCGCATTTAATTACATAGAGTCGCATCGCGACGAATATCAGCTTTCTCATGACCTAACTGAGATAATACTGCAATTTCCGTCCACGGCGTCTCAGTTGACAGCTAGACTCAGTCGTAGCTGCATGAAGATTGACCACTGCGTCATAGAGTACAGACAGCAGGTACCAATAAACGCCACCGGGTCGGTAATAGTGGAGATTCACGATAAAAGGATGACGGAGAATGAGTCATTACAGGCGTCATGGACATTTCCGATCAGGTGCAACATAGATCTCCACTATTTTTCAGCTTCATTCTTCTCCGTGAAAGACCCAATTCCATGGAAGTTGTACTACAGGGTTTGCGATACGAATGTTCATCAGCGGACCCACTTCGCTAAGTTCAAGGGGAAGCTGAAATTGTCCACAGCCAAACACTCAGTAGACATCCCCTTCCGGGCACCAACAGTAAAGATCCTGTCCAAACAGTTCACGGACAAAGATGTGGACTTTTCCCATGTGGACTACGGAAAATGGGAGAGGAAGCCCATTAGATGCGCGTCCATGTCCAGAATTGGGCTTCGAGGCCCAATTGAAATCAGGCCTGGTGAGTCGTGGGCTTCAAGAAGTACAGTAGGCCCAGGTCTATCAGATGCGGACTCGGAGGTGGAAAACGAACTCCACCCATACAAACACCTAAACAGACTAGGAACAGCTGTTATGGACCCAGGAGAGTCTGCTTCTATTGTGGGAGCCCAGAGAGCTGAATCGAGCATTACCATGTCAATGGGGCAGTTAAATGAATTAGTTAGGACGACAGTCCAGGAATGTATTAATAGTAATTGTAAGGCTTCTCAGCCCAAATCATTAAAATAATATTCATGTTTAGTTACTCGATGTTAGACTGTCTATTAATATATTAGTTTATTATTGCGCATTAATCATCCGACGTAATCAAGGTCAAACGATACAAAAGAGGATGCCTTAGATACAGTATCTGACATCCAACAATAATAAACTAAAATGGCGTTCTTGCTGACGTTGTCATATACACCTTTGCATGAATCACGATCAAGATCCTTGAACGTAGCCCAGCAATTGAAACGCCTGGTTGAAAGAGCAGTAGTACCTTCCACGTCCACCATAAGCGTATCCTTTTCAACAGATAATACACGTTTGAACACGTGTCTTATATAAAACCGGTCTTTCAAAGAAGGTACTATGTTAAGAGTACCATGGCTATGGATCCTTGCACCAAATAGTTCGTCAAATGTATGCAGACAACCAGACCCGCTAAGATGTGGTTTACGATCCATAACCACGACGAGTGAGAACACTCCTTCAACCTTAGGGGCAGATCCGTCCATGTTCATGTCCATTTGGACACGTTCAATCTTCACAGTCCCTTTGAAACGTAGGCGTTTCAGTTTGATATAGGACCTGCTCCGGTTCGGTTCGATTTTGCCCAAGCAAGGGTAGCTGATAAACGTTGAGATAGCTGAATTATGGGCCAGGACAAAATCTGGCCCATACTGATTCTCATGTATACGTTGGGCTGTCATCTTGGGCTCATCAGTGGGCTTTGATAACATTCCTCCTCGACGTTTTCCATCATGTCGTTTAATAGCGGTCATACGGTTAAACATAGAATAACGAGAGTTATATCGTCGGTTAGTCATATGAAAACCACGTTTACCTTTTGACTGATACATTATCATGCTGTRAATATAAATAAAACAGAGCTAACAATATAAACGTGGTATGCTGCTGAGTTGGATAAACAGACWTAACTGACAGGTTAAATATATAGACTATCGATAGACTTCAATCGCAAATAAACTCAGCAGCATGGTCCAAATAAAGCCACGTCCTTCACATAATCRGTAGGACATAAATAATTCATCGCGTGTTAATAAATTCGAAAAAGAAAATCACGCGAGGAAAGTTTTATCCTTCAATTTGAATTAAAGGCCACTCAAAAGATGAGAAAGTGAAGGACACGTACCAATAGGAAGGAGCGTGGAACAACAACAAAAGATGCGCGCGTGGAGAGAGGGGGGGCGGGCGCGGCCATCCGGTAATATTATAGCGGATGGCC